AGACCCATTAGTTGCTCCACCCAATTTGGATTTAACACTCCTAATGACTCTCTTTTCTTCCCAATCTTTTTGTGGCTCTGTGGGTCTTGATAACCAAGCCGACCTTCGTGGGCTACTGGTGTTGGAAACGTCTGATAAGTCAGAACTGCATCCCTCAATTTTGCTCCGTATTCCGTACCATTCTCCCTTACTGCCTTGAACCCTGTCGGTGTTAGTTTTACTTCTGCAGCTATTCCACCCTCCACCAGACCTGCTACTGTTGGTGTTGGAAATGAAATCTTGTTCAAATCCAAGTGCATAAATTCTTCGTCTTTGGTGTGGGAAACCGATTTCTTCCGCAGAGAATATTCCTGCTGTAGCTGTGTAACCCATTGATTCCAGGTCTTTGAGGACATAGTGCAAAACCACTTCGTTTTCTTCTGTGTAGGTCGAGAACATTCCTTCCACGTTTTCAAAAAAGAGTATTGATGGTCTGCATTGTTTGATGCCTTCTGAGATAAAGGGGTAGAGGTGTCGCTCATCTCCAACACCTCCTTTAGCTCCTGCATTTGAAAACGGTTGACAGGGGATGCCACCAGAGAGGATGTCCACACATCCGTAAAACTCTTTGAATGGGAAGGTTTCAAGGTTTGACCAGATAGGTGCTTCATCCATTTGACCTGCTTCAATCTTCTCAACCAGGTTTTGGATTGCGTATGCTTCGATTTCGCAATAAGCGATTGTTCGGCAAGTTGGCAAAACTCGTCTGAGTCCGAGATCAATTCCACCGTACCCTGTACATAAGGATAAGTGTCTGACATAGTTTTGGGTAATATCCACATTAGATACTTTAATTAAGTGATGATGGATTGTGCATACCCTGATGAGGGCAATCTTTACTCGGCTTTGACTCTGCATAGCAAGTGTAACGAGAACAATCCTCATGGAACATTTTTATTGGATAAGGTATATGAGCAACAATTTTTTGCTCTATCCACTCTCCACTTTCAATTAACTGATTTGGAGTTTTACCAGATGGTTCTTGTGGAGTATCAAAATTTCCTTCAAATTGTTCAGAATTTATCCATTTTCCTATATTTGGTTTATTGTTATAATGATATTGACGGTTATCTTTATCTAAGTAAATAGTACCACGATCAATCATAAGACCCATTTCTCTTGCTTCACGTTCAGTTTTTGCGTCATTTAAATTTAAAGCATCTGCGTTCATTACATATAACATAATATAAACATCAAATTTAGGCGAACTACCCCAATTTGTATCTTCTTCTATTACACCATAACCATTATATACACCTGTAGGTTCACACCTTAAATTTAATTCTCCATAGTGTGCTGATTTATCTTTGTTAAAAAAAGGTATATCGTCTTTTCCTAAGTAACCTAGCTCGGTATATTGTCTATCAGTATTATTTTTTAAATGACACTCTGGTAGCCCAAAAACAACCCTATCTCCAATCAAAATACTTTTGTCGCATTTTGGACAAGTAAATGAAAAGTAATCCATAATTATCCCCTTTTATCCTGTATAAATGTTTGAGAAATGATACCAAAAATCTTT